GTTGGGGCCCGAGCCTTACCAGGCGAGGGCCCTTGGGACCGAACATAATCTTGTTACCTAACCTTTCTATCATTACAGAATAGAAGCAGGGCGATGACTGGATCCTCAGCTTGACATATTAAGCATACCTTCTTTATGATTTTGGAGATAAAGATTCTTGTCTTTACCTTCTCATCATCAAAGTTGGATGGTATAAATGCTTGCCGAGGTTCCAAGAAAGAGTGTAAGCCACCGATATAGCGATACGGGTCGTCTAGCGACGGCGCCGTTGCCATATCTTCGATGACTTCCTCCAGTCGCTCTGTCATGTAATCTGCTATCCTAGGAAGCACGGTATCGTGGATTTCCCACGGTCTCGGCTGCCAGTCGCCGCCTTCTACTTCGAAATCAGGTCCGATTAGAGACCACTCATAGAGTGTGTTTCTAAAACGAACTGCTTTCTCGTAGCCTTCGACTAGCTCGGAAAGAAGTAATTCTTTCACGATGAATTCGATAACTTCAGCAGAGAAATCTGCCCAAGTAAACCATCCACGGTTAATACCCGCAGGTGGCGATTCGTCTTCATTCTCCCAAATTGGTCTAAAGAGCTTGACCTCATTTAATTGAGGGAGCCTATTCCTAATAGGGAAAGCTAGTGTAGGGTACCATACCTGAAACGGTATGGCTGACTGGACGGGATAGATCTTACTCGCTCTCTCATATCCTCGACTGATCGCAGTTTCGAGAAGGTTCTTCAGTCCTATTGGACTGTCGACTCCTTCAAGTATTGCGTCAGGAGGTATAGGCGTGATTTCAGCTCCGTTACAGAATACTCGCTTTGCGAGCTCTGCAACTGGAAATCCTTTCATTTGCAACGGAAGGATACTCTTTGGCCCTGAAAAGGGTACATTGAGATCTGTCATCATACTTATATAGAGTTGTGCGACTTCTTTATCCTTAGCGATAGTAATATCGTCACCTATCATTCGATATAACGGTCGGCGCCCGCAAAGGCGACCAGCCGTCCTAATGTGGATGTGATGAGTAACCGCGAAAGCGGCCCAAGAGCTTAAAGCGCCCAAAGGCTGACCCGTGGCGAATTCCACTGTCCCTCCATTAGGAGTATCAAATTGACGTGAAGCAATCACTACTTCCCAATTGCGAGCTATCTCCTCCCCAAATACAGCCTCCAGTACACGTCTCTCGAGAAATCGAGGGTAACGGTCTGTTGCAGTTGTGAGGTCAAAGCTCCACAGATTCTTTCCGTAACGGCCATCTGTCCAGTCCTTGACTGCTAAAGCAGCCTTGGAGTGTTCATTTGTACCGTCTTGCGGTTGGTTTCTGAGCCAATCCATTAAATAATTATGGATAGGAGATAAAGCCGATTGAGAAAAGTAATCACACACGCAGAAAACTCGGGTTTTCCCTCCCGGTTCGTGCTTTAAACGAATCGTGGAATGTGAAAGCTTTCGTCGTCTGTGTGTTGGTTGTTCTAAGGGTTCTAGAAAGGTTTCGACTAAAAGCGCGTCTAGGTATACGTTCTCGGTTAGTTTTGCTAACTCTCCGATCGCGTACTCAAGTTCAGTACCTCTAATGGCCTCGCGGTCAATTGGTGCTGTCATGAGAGCAGGTCCATTCGGACCTTTCTTACCAGAAACGTGCAGACTTGGCTTAAGCATGCTAACTCTTCGTTGTAGCTCTTGCTCGGGAAATTCCCGGCGAAGTTCGGCGTCGAATGACGCAAGCCACCAAGGCTTTGTTGTACCTTTGTACTCACCTGTTATGCTATCTGTGGAGAAGTCGGCCTTACTTTCAACCAGCTTATAGAGCTGTAAGATTGTAAGTGCTGCTCGTTTAGACGATAGACTTCCGTCAAGATGCTTCTTAAAAGCCTTAAGGGCTCTAGGAAATCCATCTTTGTCGGACTTAATAAACGGTATCGGTGTAACCTCGAGTCCTGCTGCGTAGCGTAAAGCTGCGTCGTAGAACTTCTTGGCCCTGATGCTCGCTTGTAAGGTTCCTTCGTGTTTCTTAATACGAAAGAATAAGTCCTCATAAATATCGATGAGATACTCTGTATTTAGGCCTAGGAATCTGTCGATGAATGTAACTAGTTTATGTTTATCAACGGTCCCGATTACAACTCCGGCGCTTTCGCGCAGGTGTTGGGTCTTCATATATTGTACTCCAGTGGTATGTCCGAACGATCTCGGGGTGTTAATCATTCGGCGGTGACGTCGAAGGCCACCCTGGGCACGCTCTCCTTGCAAGTATACACAGGCAAGTGCCGTACTCATACTCTAGGATTTTCGACAGAGGAGTAAGGTCTGTCAAACCTCGGCAATAGTAACATGCCGGGGCAACCC